AAAGCTGCATTTGAGATATCGTCAACAACCCACTGCTTTGGTGATATTGCCATTTTTGTATTCCTCCTTAGGACATAAAAATACCTAACCGTTAATAATTTCGGCTAGGCGTTTGTCGATCTCAATAATTCTCGAAAACCCTTCTTTGCTTTGATAATCATCCACCGGACTGAACGATTCCCATATGCCGAGTTCCTTGGCGAGAGAAATTTTTTCTTCTACCAGTTTATCTGCTTCAGATGCTTCTTTTTTTAGTCCTTTTTCTAACAAGTTGATCACCTCAATTCTCGGAGTATGCTTTTAAAGGCATTTCCCATTGACTCGCCGACTATCGCGGTATTTCGTACCGGCTCACTCAATAGTTTAACAGCCGCTCTGTTCATATTCGCCCCTTCATCACTGCTCAATTTGTGCGGATATAATCAACATCGTAGATACCTTTATACCCCTTTACCCCAGAGATTCCGGTAGCAAAGTCACCATCGTATGCCAGAACACATAAAAAAGAGTGGAATGAGGATTGAATGATGTGCCTATCGTGAAGCAGTTCAAATGAACGTTGAAATAATAGTTTTGCCTCGTACCCCGTCTTTCCGTAGAAATCAAGACAAAACTTCCCCTTGAAGACAAGGTGATTCCGACCGTATTGCCCTGGCATGATGTACTGGCAGATATGGGGTACTGTATCTTTGGATACCACAATGTCAGGCTCTACGCCCTTTGTGAAGCGCTTGACCATGTCGGTGGATGCTGCGGCAGGTGTAAGCCCCAATAGAGCCATGAATGCCGCGTCAGCCTTGTGCGTGTTCTGGATAGCATCAATCAATTGAAGACTCATTCCTTCACCTCCGTAAAATACCGATGATAAGGGAAATTCTCAATCACTTCAGCAATACCCTGGAGGATTCGGTTGCGGTTGGACTGGATAGCGATACGCAGGAAATAGGTCGGCGGTGTTGGTTTGAACTTTGGATCAATATCGCCCCGTTCGGCCAACTCTTCCAAATCAACTCCGGCATAACCGCCGCCCGAGAAACGCATTGTCCCGTCAATACTCTTGTAATTTCCTTGCCCACGTCCGACAACAACCTTACTGCTTCGTGATCTCAGCCGGTTCCATGAGTCAGAGTTCATATAGGTCACCAGGCCGGGGTTCTGGCTGCTATCTGCCATTAAAGAACCTTTACCAAATTGCTCAAGCCATGCCTGCCAGTAGTCTGCTGTAATGTCTCCTGAGATCATCTGATTAGCCAGCACGAACATTTCTATCTGTAGCTTGTCTCTCACTGCTGGATAGTAACGTATGCCACCCTTGGCGGTCAGCAGTACCAGCTTAGTGAGTCCGGTAATCTCAACAGCTAGCTTGCTTTCGAGATCCTTAGTCGCCCTTACAGCATCATATCCGGTAATCATCGTCTATCCTCCGACAACTGAACCTGATATAGTCCTGGATACTGGATATCACCTACATCATCCACTTGATACGGACGACCATTGAGTACAATCCGATCCGGAGACATTAGAGATGTATCATCCGGCCTCCGAACATCGACCGTCCGTTGCAATCGCAGCAGGTGTGTTGAGGTAGCTAGTAAGCCGGGGTCTTCTTGACGTAGTTGCGCTGTTACATATTGCGCAAAAGCATTTACTTCAGTCTCAATGTCCTGGAACTCAGGATCACCGATAGGGTTGTCATTTTCATCATATTGCTGTCCGTACCGCTGCACTTTGACAATCATGTTCGTCTTTACCATCCCGCTATATTTATCCCGGTCCGGTGTGGTACGCAGGGAACAGACAAGAAACGTTTCTCCCGTCTCGATCAACGCCCCTGGAAGAACGGACGACTCAGGAGCAAAGCGCCCAATGTAATCCGACTCTCTGCCGAACTGAGAAGATCCGCTTGCTCCGCGAGACAATATAACCGCCTCCGGCACTCCATCCACTGTGCAAGGCGTGTGCCGGTGCGCGAAATCATAAAACATCCTTCTCACCTACCTGAAGGAACGATGCTGATACTCAGACAGCAGATCCGCTATCTCAGGAGTGATCATATCGTTCCCAAAGTATTCAATTGTGGAATCAACGTCTTTTCTCATTTTCACGTTTGAATTGGAACTATTGGATAATTGAGCTATAAGCAAGCCGCAAGCCACCTTAACTTTGTCTGGGATTGGGTCCCATCCGCTGGTATAGGTAACCTCCAGTTCAGCATATGGTGCTCCAAACGGCGAACCGCCGCATATAACCGCGCCTATTTCTTTATCGACATCCAAAGTGCTCAAATCGGCTTCTGCGAAGCCCGGAGCACCGAAAAAGTTATCACCGGTAATGCCGTATGCAGCTCTGCCCTTAACTTCCGTAACATCCTTGACAGGGTAATATGACAGATGTCCTCGCTGGTCTGTCAGAGGTATGCGCTCTGAATAGGTTGTAACGCCGATCTCACGCTTACAGCGACTGTCTATGATTGCTGATGCCCTGATAATTAAGGGAAGTGTAAGTGTTACGCCAGCAGGCGCGTAATCGGCGTCTGTGGTATTGAGGTACTGACTCATTCGATATAGCCAGCTTCACGGAGTTTTGAGGCAATTTCCACTTTGAATGTAGCTCTTCCGTTGATGAAATTGAAAATGCCGTCTTTGGTGTGAATGGTATGAATGCCCTCTCGCTCAGAAGGCCATTCTAACAAACAAACATCTTCAAGCTCTTGAGGTTGATCCTTACTAACAGTTCCAGAATCACCCTCAGTTGAATTATTCTCTTTAGTTAATGCTGAATTTCCTGCATCGTCCGACACATCTCCTTCACCAGTAGCACCAGGATTCCCGATTTCTTCAGATCCGGTGTCAATACCTAGTTTTGCTTCGCCTTCTTCAGCCTTCGGTTTAGCCATGTTTTACACTTCCTTTCCATTTTGGGCGGCTATTACGCCGCCCTGTATGATTTATTAAGATACAGCAGCAATGGTCGGGCGAGTAACCGTACCGTACGCATGAGCGTAGCTTGGGCCTTTGGCGACCGGCGCACCATATTTGATGGCAATGTACTTCTCTTGAATGTCAGATGTCGTACCAAGTTGGAACAGGAAAGCATCTTTTCTGCCGACATAGTGATACTCAATCATTGGTTCAGTCAGTATCGCAATACCATAATCCGTCATCGTAGAGTCTGTTGCGTTTACCGCAAAGGTCATAAACGGTTCTGGGATGAGAGGAAGAACGCCGGCAGACGTCATAATTGCCAGCACAGTGACTCCAGCAACCATCGTCTTAGTCAAACTGTTGATCTGCGTTTCGTTGTTCGATGAATTCTTTTCTTCTTGCTCTAGGTAGTGATGAGCAATCGGGTGGATATAGATGGCTGTAGGCATCAGCACATACAGCTCGCTAGAAGTCATTGCAGCAACTTTAGCTCGAATGGCATCCACGATTGATGCTGCTGCGGAAACTGAGAATGTGTTAGTAATTTGTTTGCTCAGTCCTCGATATTGCATAGTGGTTGGAACAGATAAGCTTGTGTCGTTCCCTCTCCACAATGCTCTGCCATGAGTAAGACCAACCCCATTAATCATGTCATTTAGGTCTTTAGCTTTGAGTTCTGGGAAGTTATTTTGCTGTTGGCCCAATGTCAGATCATAATGCCCGAATACAACTTCATTGGTGATGGCCTTCATTTTCAAACTATGAGGCGTTCTTGGATTGCTCGAAGGAGTCGCCGACACTCCGCGCGGATCTACAAATTCCCCGCCATTAATCGTATTTTGTTCGTAGTACGTCGAGAAGTCTCCGGTTGCAGGAACATACTCGATTCGGCCTTCCAAGACCGAACTTCTCCGGAGGGCATCGGTAATTTCTCTCTGGAAATCATCGACGATGATAGCGCCCGGTGCGATAATCTGCGCTGCTGCCCGGAAATCAATGAATTGTGCTACTGATTGTTCTGCCATTATTTACACGCCCTCTTTCACGCCAAAGGATGCTTTGGCTTTCATTTTAAGTACCATGGATTCGCCAGATGGAAGATTCAGTGCATCAACGCTTGCACAAAATGTTGAAAAATCAGACGATGCCGACTCTTCAACTTTTCCGTATTTTGATAATAGATTTGCCGCTGAGAAAGTCTTGCGCTCCGGCTCTGGCGGGGTATGACTGGCCTTTAAGTCAGCGAGTTCTTTTTCAAGTGCTGTAGCCTTGTCATTGGCTGCTTTGAGGTCAGCCGCAGCTTGTTCCTCGGTAGTTTTTTGTTCAGCTTCTGCATTAGCAGCTTTTATGCTTGTGAGATCAGACTTAATAGATCCGACCTCGGTTACCACGCTTTGTACGCTGGCCGTAATGGTGCTCATGCCATCCTGAATAGCTTTCATCGCATCCTGCATTGCCTTGATTTCTTCTGGAGTCATTTTGACATCCTCCTTTGATTTATTGTCTCTAGCAGCAAAACTAGTTGTTTTATAGGCGGCGGCTTCGGCGAATAGGATCGCAGCACCGGTACCGCAGAATTCCATTACATCCAGCACGTTATCCATGTCGGTAGCATTTTGCACTGACGCTTCCATTTCGAGCGAAGCTCCGAACTTGTACTCTGACCAGTTGTATTCAGCTGCCAGTCCGTTGTAGTAACGAATGGTTGCTATTACATCCGGAAAGTCTTTCCCGTAAATGTATCCATCAATCCATGCGTAACCATCCATAGAACGGTAAGCTTTGTCGATCACGCCTACTTTAAAACGCGGATCATGATCGGCCATCCCTGCAGAATAGTCGATATTTAGTGCCATCCCAACAAAGGTCTGAAGATATTGATCGCATACGCTTGATGAAATACGGATCAGTTTACCGCCAGCCCCTGAAGGCGAACCATCACTTGGTTGATCCACCGAAAACAACGCGCATTTGAATGGGATCTTGTTCGGATGACTCCCGGCATCCGAGAGCTTGAAGTCTTGTACGCGCATTTTTGAATTGCTCATTTTCAATGTCTGTAGCATTTTTGGTTCTCACCTCCCTTCAGGGCAAAATAAAAACACCGTTACGTTTCCTCGGTGTTTGGGTCTTCCTTATTCGGTTCGACTTCTGGAGGCTCTGGCGGTGGCGCTTTAGCAGCTGCGAGTTCTTCCTGTGTTAGATTGATATCAATTACTCCCAACTTACTCGGCTGTAACAGCACTTCGCCATGCTGGTTAGGGAGTGCTTTTTTTCCTCGTTTGTCTCTGACTTCATCAGGGGTATCTACTCTGCGATCCAAATAGATAGCGTCAATATCTGCCTGAGTCTTCAGGTCCTTCAGTGATGTGGCGTAATGAAACTTGAATTCAAGTACCCCGCCCATCTTGAAAATCCCATCTATAATATGATTATTGATGTGCTCGACAATGTTTTCAGCGATGGATTGGATCGTTGATTCCGTATCATCGTCCTCGCTGTCAGCAGTACTACGGTTGACATCTTTCGTTTGACCTAGCTTCTTTGGCGATATCCCGAATGATATGGCAATGATCTCAATAAGAAATCTCTGCCATTCAATAAATAAGGCTTTATCGTCTGTTGCACCAAAATCTAACACGCTTGGGTTCTCTCCGCCGATAATAGGGAACTTGCCTTGCCCCTTTACTTCGTTATCCCAGTAGGAACGGAAGGCTAATACATTTTTAGAATCTGCTGATTTGCCAAGATTCAATATCTTACGGAGAAATGTATTTTTTGTTTGATTCCCAGCCGATCTGTGCGAATCAATAAAGTTATTGGCTGATTCCCACACCGTTTCTAAGGGGCCGAGTCCAAAAGGAGTGCTTGATCTCGGATTCATTCGAATATACATCATTTCCGAGGCGGTTAAATGAACATATTTTCCATTTACTCGCTGAGCAAATCGGTAGGAGTCGGGCTTCCCATCCCAATCTGGATGTAAGTCAACCGAGAATGAGTCTACTGGATACATCCGAAACGGGCGTAATGGATCGCCTGCTTTCAGTGTCTCGGAACTACCGGCACTACAGACAAGCATATCTTCAACCATTTGCTCAAGCCATGATCGAAATGAGTCTGATGGGTTAGGCTTAAGTAGAGAACGTTCAATGATTTTAGATAGCTCTTGATATTTCTCTGTATCATTCTCATCTATCGCTGCAACGGACCAATTGAGTTTAGTTATCCCATCCTTGATAACATTTATTGCCCTCCTTGGAATGGGGGACTCACTCAATGTCCTAAGGTTTGTCGGCGTGCGCTTTGGTACAGGCTGTTTATTCCCACTACTACCCCACCATCCCCATGTTTGGGGGTAGGGATCAGTCTGCCGTTCCGGTTCATTCTTCGTTCTGCCTGCTGCAAGCCAATCGATTATTATCTGTCTTACACCCAAGGTGTTACCTCCTTTCCTTGCAGACTTCTATGAATTAAAGATACCATCTGATTTATTCAGTATCGCTACGGATTTTAGCTTGTACGCATGCATATGCATCTACGTAACACACAGCCATAAAGCACTCAGGAGGAAGGTTCTCGAATTCACCCTTTGCGTATACTTCTTCAACATTGAGATTGTGTTCTCGGAACGCCGCATCTCTTTTCTCTCTCCATTTACTTATAGCGAATTGAACAAACTTAGCAGTTTCATTCATGTTTTTTTCACCTCACTGATTAATTGTAAATGTATTCGATGCTTGTCTTAAGGTTAGGTACGATTTGAATTGGTACGCTAAAGTAATTTGATGCTTGGTCGTCCATCCCCGATGAACAAGTCTCAATCGGAATTTCCGTTATCAGGTTCTCAAATACTTCAGGCCGGATCTTAATCATTTTAAGAACGGGCACTCTTGGGATTTTGCTCAACATGTAATTAACCCACGTTTGAAGATCCTTCACTGGACCTGACTTTAAATTTAAATCCGTCCACAATCGACCTTTTTCATTTGCACAATTCATGGGCAACATTCCTCCAGACATAAAAATAGAAGGCATGGAGTTATTCCTTACCTTCATCGTTCATACTTCTATAAATTGATATTATCCTTGATTCAACTCGGTTTCACTACGCTTTTTGAAATATTCACCCTCTTTATTATAAAAAGCAATCGTGTTATTCATTTTTGTTTTAACACCCCAGTTATCCGTCCCTTTATTATGTGACCCAAAGGACGTTTCTATTACATCCGAAGGATAATTTCTCTCGTGAAACATATGCGTCCAATTGGCTACATAATACGGTCTAATCTTTCCGCTTTTCATAGGAACTTCATAATTAACTATCACTCTGTTCTCGAGTAAAGTTTTGAGTTCTTCTGATTTTTTAATGTGTTCTAAATCTATGCATGCATCATCAACGATAACTCCAGACCACTCTTGCTTATTTTCCAATTCATAAGCATTCACTATTGAATTACCAAAAACATTCATGGACGATCCACTTCTAGCTACACTTATATCACCAGTCGATATACCCCCGCGCAATGGAATCCCTCTATTCATACACAATGCAGCTAACTGGCTAGTAGCAAGGGTTATCCCTAAGAAACTTTTCTCAGATAAATCATTAGTCCAGATTATTATGCTATCTGAAACCATCAAAAAAGATTGACTTTCTTTCATGTTGAATTTGTCGAAAGTTTCAAACGATATTTTCTCTATAGCATCTATAGTACCGCTGATTGCACTACTGAATATTTCATTCAAGTCACTATGTGTATTATTCAAAACAAGTTCTTTAAACCCTAAAACATCTAAAAAAGCAGTAAAAACCTTCCCCTCATTTATGTCTTTCGGTGTCGAATCAATCGCATTCGTTTCTTGTGACAAATTTATCCCTCTTCCCTCATAGTAATTAGTCTCTCTTTATTGTAACATCTCCAATACTAGGAATCTTCATTTTCTTATAGCTTTAACCAAATGAAAATCCTGTATCACCCTCCCTATCGTTGTAAATAGCGTACCGTTTTGAATCCTGAGTGTGGTTGTTCTTATCTTCGGGTTCCTCGGTGTGTTGATCTGTTTTCTTCTCTTTCTTCCACTTGTAGTTTTCAGTCTCTTTGATTTCGTTCTTGCATTCACGGTTCACATAGATGTTCGGACGGCCTGTTCCATCCTTCACTTTATATAGAGTGGCTACCTCTCGGATACCTGGTCCAATGGCGTTATTTGCCTCCCTCACCGGAAGATCGTAGTTCTTGTACGTGCTAATATATTCCGGCCCCGATGGATCAGCCCATATCTCATCGAAGCGATACCTATCGTTCATTTCCTTATAGCGCTTAACGAGGCAATCTTCTAACGCTCCGTCACTACCTACCACAAGGACGTTCACATGCTGGTCATACGCTTCCTCCACGATGTAATAGTCCTCACCTATACAGCCTATAGCCAGCAATACAGCCGGATCGTTCCAGCCGTGGTCCATGCCGCCTATGAACCGACTGAAGGTAATATCCTTTGTGCTGCCGTCTGGGTAAGTTACCTCATACAGGTGAATGCTTTCGTCCAGGCATCGCATGTCCACAACGTGAGTGGTTCGCTTGAACTCGTCATACACCTGCCCGTGGAAGACGTTGAACTTTGCCCTAATCTCACGGTCTACGTATCGTTCAGGGTACGTCTCAATCATGCGCTGGATGTTCCGCTGCAACTCAGGGATGGGATTATCGAGTGATGTCCAGTAGAAGTTGCGCCACTCCGGATCATTGAGATACTGTTCTTCCTCAAGTCCCGCATCAATGAACTGACCTCTTAGAACAATATCATCCGCAAACCAGTTAATACCTTCAGGTGTTGTCGTCCATACGCTCCAGCCGCCTTTATCAGCCAGCGCATACGACAAGTACCCTGTCCAGGTCTCGGCCTTCATCTTACTAGCCTCGTCCAGCCATACGCCATCCAGACCTTTACCAACGAGCGACTTCGGATTGTCGGCTGACTTGAATTGAATAAGGACCCATCCCTTTAACCAGACTCTGTTTTTGGATAGGTCCCACGATTCGATCATATCTTCAGGGAGTACGTCTGATAGCTCCTCTTGCTGGATTTCAGACATCGCATATGTCGGTGACACGCACCAGTATTCAAGCTTAGGTTTGGGCTTTTTCATCTTCTTTAGGTTCTTCGGCGGTTTGTACGGTAATCCCTTACCGCGTTCAACATCAGCTAGGATGTTATCGAAGAACTTTCGCGCTCCAACATTCGTCTTCCCGCCGCGCCGTCCGCAGTTCAATACATTGTTGCGCACTTCACTTTCCATAACTTCGATTTGTTTATCGTGCGGTGACCAACCCTCAAACGGATCAAGATCCAGAACGCGAGCCATTGCTCCACCTCTTCACATTAATCTCAGTTGGATTTTCATTGTCACCGTTCTTGAGTTCATCAATTTCAATCTTTTTCATTTCAATCTCAACTTTCATTCGTTCCAATTTTAAACGGCGTTCATCTTTTTCTGGAGCAATCTCAATGAACTGCTTTATTGCTGATCTGAGTTCCTTCATGACGGTAGCCTCTGCTTTTATGGCGCTATTATGCTTGTCCCAGGCTTGTTGATACTCCCATTCTTGCTCGGTTCCAAACATGCCAGGCTTTTTCTTGGTCAGGACCTTTGTAATATCCTTTTGATCTTTAACAAAGGTGATGCGCCGGCCCCAAATTAGCCGTTGATACAGACTAATTACGTTTTCCCAGAGCATATCTGCCGGACTCATGGTTTCAACAATCTCGCGGATCTCCATGAACTCAGGATCTTGGGGCATGAATTTACTGAAGAATCCGTGCTTGAGTGCTTTCTGATTACCTTCAGGTCCGCCCTTGCCGCCTTTGTTCCCCTTTGCGTTTTGATTGCCCTTCTTAGCTCCTCTCGGTCTGCCGGATGCCGGTATCTCATCCCACTTATCGGCGCTTTTCCACCTGCGGACCATTGATGGATTGATCCCCAGTTCTGCAGCAATTTCGCTCAGTTTCTTCTGCCTTTCACTCTTCAGCCATATCTTCAGCGCCTTTTCCCGATCTGGGCTTTTCTCCCTTGTCAACTAACTTCACCTCGGCCTTACTACGTATTTGAGTTGGACCCTCTTTTTAAAGGTCTAAATTGGTCAAACGTTACTAATGAAAATAGGCCTCAGATTGAACTCAGGCTTGGGCTGTTCGCTGTATTCTACTAATATTTGTTAATTGAATTCACTTCAATACTAATTGTATGTCATTCGTAAAGTACGGATTTTCCTTGATGTGATTTGTTTTGTTCTTCATTCCCTCAAATGAATTCATCATGACCCCATTGTAGTTCATTCGTTAGAGCTCAAAGTCCTCCAAAGCATCGTCTAGGGTGTCCTGTAGTAGCCCTACATACCTCAGAGTCACCTTTTCCTCTGAATGATTGAAGTGATCCATTAGTAACGCTATGTCCTTCGTTTCGAGGTACAATCTGTAACCGAATGTCTTTCTCATGGAGTGTGTTCCAATCTCTTCAAGATCAAGTTCTTTAGCTGCACCTCTTATAATTTTGTATGCCATGTTCGGTGTAATGGGATATGCCTTGCCTCTTTTGCGCTTTCTGCTGGGAAACAAATATTCAAAATCTGCTTTGTCTTTAATATAGGCATCAAGCGCCTTACGAAGCGATTTGCGAATCAGCACGCTCTTTACCTTTCTGGTCTTTTTTTCGGTGATCGTTATGTGCGTTCCCTTAACATCGCGGACTGTCAGGGGAAGAATATCCGATATACGAAATCCCGTGTTGATCCCAACAAAAAACATGATGAAGTCACGGATGTTTTTGAAATATAAGTATTTCTTCATGGCATCTAGTTTTTTTGGGTCTCGT